CGATCAAGTCGTGCTCGGCTGCCCCAAAGGCGACGGCGGCGCGATGAAGCGCGTGCCCGATGCGCCCGAGGTCGGCGCGCTCACGAAGCACTGGAACGCTCGGTGACGCCAGCGCTGCTCGCGCGTGAAGCGCGGGAACTGTGGGCCTTCCTCACACCCGAGGAGCAGGCCGAGGCCGAGCTACTGCTCGCGTACGATATGCGCGAGGTGTTCTGGCGTCCGCTGCCGGGGCCGCAGACGATGGCGTACGAGTCGGTGGCCGATGTCATCGGCTACGGCGGCGGCGCAGGCGGCGGTAAGACCGACCTCGCGATCGGCAAGGCGCTCACGCAGCATCAGCGCGTCGCGTACTTCCGCGTCGAGGGCACCGAGCTAGAGGCGGTGTACGATCGCCTCGAAGAGATGCTGAACGAGCGGCCCACGGGGCGACCGGCCACGCTGCGGTGGGGCCGAGCGAAGATCGACTTCGGCTCGGTGCCGAACCCGGGTGACGAGCGCAAGTATCGCGGCCGGCCGAAGGACTTGCTCGTGATCGACGAGGCGGGCGAGTTCACCGAAGCGCCTGTGCGCTTCCTCATGGGGTGGATTCGCTCGACCGATCCGCGCCAGCGCAAGCAGTGCTTGCTGTGCTTCAACCCGCCGACGCGGCAGGAGTGCCGGTGGATCATCAAGTTCTTCGCGCCGTGGATCGACCCGGCGTACACGGGCAAGCGCGCGATGCCCGGTGAGTTGCGGTACTTCGCGCGCATGAAGGGCATGGACGAGGAAGTCGAGGTCGAGAGCGGCGACGTGTTCGAGCACAACGGCGAACTCGTGATCCCGCAATCGCGCACCTTCATCCCCGCGCTCGTCGGCGACAACCCCTTCCTTCACGGGACGAACTACATGGCCCAACTCCAAGCCCTGCCCGAGCCGCTGCGCTCGCAGATGTTGTACGGCGACATGACCGCCGGCATTCAGGACGACGCGTACCAAGTGATCCCGAGCGCGTGGGTCGATGCGGCGATGGCGCGCTGGCGCAAGCCCGATCGACTCACCGAGCAGATGGGGCTCGGCGTGGACGTGGCGCGCGGTGGCAAGGACAACACGTGCATCGCGGCGCGGCACGAGGCGCTGTGGTTCGACGAGCCGCGTGTGTACCCGGGCTTCCAGACGCCCGATGGGCCGAAGTGCGCGGCGCTCATCATCGGCGCGATGCAGATGAACGACCGGCCTGTGGTTCACATCGACGTGGACGGCATCGGCGCGAGCCCGTATGACTTCCTCGTGACGATCGGCATTCAGACCGTGGGCATCAAGAACGCCACGGCGACGCCGGGGCAGACCGATCAATCGGGGATGCTCACGTTCGCGAACTTGCGCTCGCTGCTGTGGTGGCGGATGCGCGAGGCGCTCGACCCGATGAACAACACGGGCATCGCGCTCCCGCCCGACCCGCGACTGCGCGAGGAACTCACGATGCCGCGCTACACGGTGAAGGGCAAGACGCTCTACATCGAGTCGCGCGAGGACTTGCTCGACCCGAAGCGCCTCGGCCGCTCGCCTGATCTCGCCACCGCGTACGTGATGGCGCTCGTCGAGACGCCGAAGGTGCAGGCGCTCACCGCGCTACAGCGCGAGGTCGAGCGGCAGCAGGGCCGCGAGTACGACCCGTACAGCGATCGGGCGTTGCAGCGATGATGACGCCGCTCCGATGCTACACGTGCGGTGGCCCGCTCGCGGACCGCTTCGTGCTCTACTCGATGTCGCGCGGCGTCGATCGGTTCTTCACGTTGCACGTCGAGTGCGTATCGGCGATCGAGCGCATCAAGGGCGACGTGCTCATCGAAGTGAATCATGCAGTGGTGCATCGCGATGATCCGCACACGTAGAGCGACCGCGCACGACGCGCGCTGGCTAGTCGAGGCGTGCGGCTACTTCGCCGCCGAGACGCGCCGGCCCAAGATGCTGCCCGACGACCCGTACGAGTGCGGTCGTCTGTGGCTCGACGCGATCAGCAACCATTTCGTCGTGATCGCCGAGGACGGCGCGCGGCCGGTGGGCTTCCTGCTCGCGTGGTACGGCCTTCACCCGTTCAACCCGAAGCTACGCGCGTTCACCTCGGGCCTGTGGTACGTGACGCCGAAGTATCGCGCGGGACGCGCCGGCCTGCTACTCCTGCGCGCGTTCGACGCCGAGGCCGAGCACGCGGACGTGGCGCACTTCACGCTGATGCGCCCGACCGGCGACGACACGATGCGCCGCATGGGCTACGCGCTCATCGAGCGCACTTTCGAGAAGTGGACATCAGCCCGGTAGCCGGTAGACTGTCTACCGTGATCCAGTTTCAACGAGAGCGTATCCACGATCTGTGGTCCGATCTCGCGCCGCTCATCGAGCAGCACTGGCGCGAGGTGGCCTACTATCAGGACATCGCGTTGAAGCCCGACACGAAGAGATACGAACTGATGGAGGACGCCGGCGTCCTGCGCTGCTACACCGCGCGGGAGGATGGCCGACTCATCGGGTATGCGTTCTACTTCGTGATGCCGCACTTGCATTACGCGGACTCGCTGACAGCCATGCAGGACGTGCTGTTCATCGAGCCCGAGCAGCGCAAGGGCAGGCTCGGCTTCAAGCTGATCGCTTGGTGTGATGACCGACTGCGTGACGAGCGAGTGCAAGTCGTAACACACCACGTGAAGATTGCGCCTCACTTGAACTTCGGGAACCTTCTCGCGCGGATGGGCTACGAGCCCACAGATATGCTTTGGTCGAGACGACTCGACCAATAGGAGTGCCGCGATGGGATGGGTAGGCGCTGCGGTCGCAATCGCGTCCGCTGCGTACGGTGCGAAGGTGTCGCAGGATAACGCCTACAACGCCGCCGTGCGCCAGAATGAAATGATCCAACGTCAGTACGACGCCGAGCAGCAACAGCACAAGGCGCGTCAGGACGAACTCGCCGTGCGGGCGAGGGAACAGAACAAGGCGTCGGCCGCTGCGGCTGCCGGCGATGAAGAACTTCGGCGCAAGGCGGCTGCCTCTGCGTCCGAGGAGAGCGAGGCCGGCGAGACTCTCCTCACCGGATCGAGCGGGGTGAAGAACGCCCTGCGCAAAAAGTCCACCATCGGAGGCTATTAGCCATGCGTCTACTGATCGCAGTCCTCGCCGTGCTCGCGTGCTTCGCGCCCGCGCCGCGCGTCGCCATGCACGCGGCCCGCGCCGGCGTGTTCGCCAAGTCGAAGAGCCCGCCGCCGCCCCCGCCGCCGCCCCCGCCGCCGCCCCCGCCTCAGTTCGAGACGCAGGCGCGCTATGACCAAGCCGCAGGACGTGGCGGTCAGGCAGGCGGTGGTGCAGGCGCGGCGCAGGGTGGCGGTGGCGGCATGACGGCCGAGGGCTCGCCCCTCACGGCCGAAGCGCTCGCGCTGCAACTCGGGCAGAAGAAAAAGCTAGGCTAGTCCCGTGCCGTACACGCCCGCTCAGTGCCGCGCGTTCGGCGCGAAAGAGTCACGCGGTGAGTCCGTGCCGAGCGATTGGCACGAGCACTGTCGCGGCAAGTCTGAGCGCAAGAGCGAGCGGCGTAAGGGCGGTTCGCACACGGGACCGGAGCGCCGCAAGGGTGAGCGGCGACGGTTCGCCAAGTCCAACCACGAGTTCTAACCGATGACCACGCTCAACACGGACACCGCGCCGCTCACCTACCGCCAGCGCATCCTCAAGCGGAAAGCCTCGCTGTGGAAAGAGCGCAGCGGGTGGGAACCGCGCTGGCGCGGCGTGTCCGACTACTTGCTGCCGTTCGCTGGCCGCTTCATGGTCACGGATCGCAACCGGGGCTCGCGCTCGTTCAACAACATCCTCGATTCGTCGGCGACTCGCGCGCTGCGCGTGATGAGCGCCGGCATGATGAGCGGCATGACCTCGCCGGCTCGCCCGTGGTTCCGGCTCGAAACGTCGGACAAGGACTTGATGGAGAGCATGGCCGTCGTGCGCTGGCTCGCCGACGTGACCCAACTCATCCGCGACGTGTTCCACCGGGGCAACACCTACCGCGCCCTGCACACGATGTACGAGGAACTCGGCGCGTTCGGCACGGCGGTGGACATCATCGTGCCCGACTTCGAGAGTGTGATCTGGCACCACCCGCTCACCGTGGGCGAGTATGCCGTCGCGACCGATCACCGAGGCGTGGTCAACACGCTCATGCGCAACTACGAGATGACCGTCGAGCAAGTGGTCATGGAGTTCGTCGCGCCCGGCGACTACGGCGGCAAGCCCGCGTGGGACGCCGTGAGTCCGCGCATCAAGAATCTGTGGGACTCGCACAACTACGACGCCGGCGTCGAGGTCATCCACCTCATCGAGCCGCGTGCGATGCGCGACCGCGATCTGCGCGGCTACGCGCGGCGGCTGCCGAAGAACCTCCCGTTCAAGTCGTGCTACATCGAGGCCGCCGGCGACGGCGACAAGATTCTGCGCGAGAGCGGCTTCAAGGACTTCCCCGCGCTGTGCCCGCGCTGGCACACGCGCGGCGGCGACGTATACGGTGTCGGCCCGGGCATGGAAGCCCTCGGCGACATCAAGCAACTCATGCAGGAGCAGCTTCGCAAGGCGCAGGGCATCGACTACAT